GGTCCCGGGTTGCCTGCGCCTGTGGGGCCGGTGTGGGCGGATGCGCCCCAGGAATTGTCGATCCGGCCACCCTCACGGATGCCGGTTTGATACCCCGACAAACACATACAATGCGACCACGACCCGACCGCACGGGCAAAGCCATCGGCGTCACGGGTCATCGAAAAGCCCTGATCCGAGCAAATGCTGATCCCATATCCGGATGCCAGCGCTCGCTTCGCCTGTTCCCACGAGGTGATCTTGGTGATTGCCTGGATCGGATGTAGGCGGGCAACCCCCTCAAGATTGTCGGGAACACCACTCTGGCCCCAGGTGCGGGACAAGGTAACGGAGTATTGGGAGAGATCATAGGCTCCATGTTTGGCCCTCTCAATAATCCCGTAATCCTTGGCCCATTGGGCCGCCCAAGCGCCCACCGAGCCATCGCCACGGCCAAGGCGACCCTTGCCGATCTCGACCCGGGAACCGCCATAGATTGGTTCAGTTGCAACGGTGCGGAACTGTTCCTGTTCGCCTGCCGCGATCTCGGCGCACATCGTGTATTCAATGGCTCTGGCGGTTCCAAAGGAAACACATGTGCCAATGTTTCCCTGATTCCGGGGAGGCAATAGGTTGCCCGTTACCTTGCGCGCTGCGTCCCACAAAAAGACATGATCGGGAAGCGGCGATGAGTCCTGACCGGCTTCGGTGTCCCCAAAGGATGCGATTGGCTGGAGCGCAGCAATTGCCGCAACTGCTTTTGGGTCATCAATCCAGCCTGGGTAATCCTGTGGGGCGTCAAAGGGTTCGCTCATATTAGATCCCCTTGAGGGTGTTGATCAGTTTTTGCAAGAGCGTCTTGGCGGCAACGGAATCGAGGGCGGCGTCCGGATCGGTGCCAAGGGTGATCTGGATTTCCTGAGCCAGACGATCCCGAAGCGGCCTGAGGTCGGCGGCTTTGAGGCTTTGGGATTTGCTTAGAGCTTGCGCGAAATCCGCCACGGTCGCGACCTTGTCGAGGGATTCAAGAGCGGCCTGGTAGCTTTTGATGAGCAAGGCGATCTTGGCCTTTTTATTGCCATCCTGATCCGCGCCATAAATGGCCCTGAGCGCATCGGCCAGATCGTCAGCGGGAGGGACAACCGGCTCGGCATCGGCGGCAGGAAGGACCAGATTGGCGCTAGGGGATTTGACTAAAACCGAGCCATCCGGAAGCACGGTGATCGTGATCTGTCCCTGGGTGATTTTGGTCCCCTTGGCGGTGATTTCCACCTGCGGAGGAAGAGCGAGGACAAGAAGCGCCAGCGTGGTCTGAATCATGAGTGGTCCTTTTTCATGTCAATGAGTACCGTCGAGATCTCATCTACCCGGTTGCCAATCGTTTCCACCTTTTTGTTGGTGTTTTCTACCTTTTCATCGATGTGGGCGGTGGTCGCCTTGAGCCCGTTGATGTCCTGACCGGCGACGGCCAGAAAGTTTTCCAGGGTCGAGATAAACTTGAGGCCCGCATCCCGAAACGGAATCAGGAAATACCATCCCAGGAAAATGATGATCGCCACGGGGAAGCCAACGCGCTCGATGATTTGGATAATTTCGGTCATGGTGGCTCCTTATTATGGCATGGGTTCATTGATGGGTTTAAGCGCCATCGAGGCGAGGCAATCCTCCCACGCCCACGGCTGGCCCACCTTGGCCTGATCAGCAGGAAGGCTTGAGGCGGCAAGGATCCCCTCGGGATTGGAGGCTCGCCAATAGGTGATACCGGGAGTCGTATCAAGGCCCATGGATTCGAGGTTTTGCCGGATTGGTTCGGTCACCACAAACGCCGACCCGTAATGGGTTACAGGAAGTTCACCGCTTGCCGAGTATTTTGAACCGTAAAGCTCCGGCTTGCTTGGGTCACGGGGCTGGCCATCATCGCAGGGAAAGGCGATGTCAAGCGCCTGGATTGCCCCAGGCATGGCGGCATTCTCGGCAATCACATAGACCTGATGGATCCAAATGGTAGCCATTAGTAGATTGCCCATTTCGTGTTCAAATAAGAAAAAAGATCTATTCTATTTTGCGTAGTAATGGTAGATGGAATTCTAATAATTTCGTGGATGTCTCCATTGAGAAATATTCCCGTTAGCGATCTATATGTCGCCAAAATAAATCCAGTAGTTGATGAAGGAGTAGGACTAGTGCCCGACAAACCCGTCACCAACACCGAGTTTTTGTAAACATCAATTGGGTTGGCCTTGAATCGATTGCCAAAAATAAAACTTCCGGTTGTCGTGCCGTCACTAAAATCGTTTCCGCAGATATACCATCGGTTTCCTTGCCATGTTAAAAGATCCTGATACCCGCTAACCGTGTCGTGGATATATTGATTTGTGGCACCATTTTTTTTAAACACCGCAAATGTCCAAAATTCACTTACCGATGAGGATATGGTGCTGTTTAAAATATAATCATTGACCCCATCAAACCGAATTGTGTTGCGTCCGTTTTGCACAGACAATTTGAGCAGCGGTTTTTTTGTCGGATCGGTTTGACTAACATGGCGATTGTTGCCCGATTTGTCGAGCCAATAGCCGACCGGGTCGCCATCGGCGCTTGCGGCAGCTCCACCATTGCTTTGAAACAGCGTCGCAGAATCGGACGCATCAAGCCACAATGAAGGCGACAAGGAAAGCGGGCCAAACGCCGATGCTCTGGATCGCCACAGGCCAAGATCGAGGCTAATCATGAGTAGCCCCCTTAGGAGATGGCGACGATAAGCGTGGCGGTGGTGCTGGTAGAACGAACCCTGGAAACCCGAAGGGGAAGCATGGTGCCTGCCGCGACACCCGAAAAGAGGACCGTTGCGCCGTTGGCCATGATCACCGAGATATTGCCCGCCCCGCCGATCCAAAGGGCGCGCGATACATTGGTCAGATCGGTGGAATCGGATGGTGTGACCGCTTCGGCGATGGTGGCCGGGCTGGTATTTCCTACAAAATTGGTGCTAAAATTGTCGGTGGCGGGCATGGGCAATCTCCTGGATAAAGAGATTTACCCCAAACGCCGCGCCGCCTTATCAATAGCGGTTTTTGCCGAGTGGCACGAGATACAAAGGCTCTGGAGGTTGGCCGGATCGAGCCTTGCGCCACCGTCGGCGATTGGTTTGATGTGGTCGACCTGGTTGGCGCTGGTGCCGCATTTTACACAAAAAGGATCCGTGACGAGCTTCCACTTGCGAAGCTTTTGCCAGGTGCCATCGTAGCCGCGCTGTGAAGTTGTAAGCTCCCGGGGCGCCTCCTTGCGCCTAGGCCGGGGGTTCTGATGAATGCCGCGCTTTTGCACCATGCTTAGGCGTTGCCTGCGATTAGGATACAGTAGGTGATCGGGGAGGCTCCCGGATTGTTGATCTTCAGAATGTCGCCGGTCCCCGCCGTGACGGCCCAGCCGGAAGCGCCGGGGTGGTACAGCTCCAGCGCATCGTAAATATCGATGGTGCCGGTTGCGCCCATGGGGCCGACCCAGGGGTTGGTGGCGTTGCCAACGGTCAGCTTGTTGGTGCCGTTATTCGAGGCGCTGATCAGGGCGATGACCACATACTTGATGCCCGTAAAGGTCAGCGTTGCACCAAATGGATCGGTAAGGGATCCGGCAAGGTCGAGATTGTCGGCGGTCCCGGCGGTCAGGGTGCGGTAGCTTCGGTAGTATTTGTTGCATTGGGCCGCGCCGGTGCCATCGGTGATGGTGCGGGTGAGCGCCGGGAAGCTGTTGGACCCTGAAGTGATCTGGTCGGTCGTGATGCAGAGGGTCGAATCGTTGGTAAGCGTGCCCTGGATGGTGAGGGCCCGGTTGAGCGCTAGCGTCATAATGGATCTCCTGTTGGTAAAAAATACCCTGTTAGAAGTTTTCGCCCGTAAAGCTCCAATCGAGCGTTGCGCCCGAGGGGAGCGCGGTCCTGAGCTGGGCCTTGAGGGAGTAGGATGCGCTGGGGAGGAAGAAGTTGGTAAAGGCAAAAAAGGCCTGGAGCGTATCGGAGCCGCCTGGACAGATGGCCGAGGCGATGATGCGGCTATTGGTGCCGTCGTAAGCTTTGAGGACCAGCACGCTTCCAGGGACGATTGAGACGCCCGATCCGGAAAAAACCCGGACCTCTTTTATCCGCTTGCCGTTTGAGGATCCGGTGATTAGCGCCGAGGATTCGCTTGTGCCATCCGAGCTTGTCATCTGGGCGACCTCAAGGAGGCCGCCCGTGGGGAGATAGTCGGAGGTGTTGGAGATCGCCATGGTTTAGACTCCTGAGATGCCGGTGCTGATACCGGAGCCGATGCCGCCTGTAAGAGAATTCCCCCAAGGATCTTTGTATTGTCCTGTTTGCCAACCATAGGACGTTGCCATGTAAAGCCATAAAAACGGCGGAGATGTAAAAGAACATGGGGCAATCATAATTCCATAAAAATAACTACCAAATTTAATTGTCAGCTTTAATGGATCAAAAACAGGATATGGATTCCTGTATACACCACGCCAGATTATATTTCCAAGATAATCCTTTTCGCATTCTCCTTGAACTAAAAAAGGAAATACCGTTGATAATTGTGCAGTTCTTTTTAATGGATCTGTAACAATTGCCATTCCATGAGCCGAAATTGTACTCTCGCCAAATCTCCAATCCGGATAAGCATTTAAAAGTGTAAAGGATTGCATGGATCCATCAGGAAGAACTGCCGACATTAAAACAGGACGATTAGAATTATTAGGCGCATTATAATCGACCTGAATTCGCCCAGAAATCGAGGATCCAATTGTAATTCCAGAACCGGTTGATGCCGCCTGCACCAAATACAACCCCAGCGTCGTGGGTTTTACGATGCCATTGATCGTCACATCTTGCGTCCAGGTGCCGCCGATGCGCGCCTGATAGATGGTGTTTGGGCTTAGCGTGCCGCCGTTTTGATCCTTGATCCAGATAGCGCCGAGCTTGTTGATGGTGCCGTCAGCTTGCTTTTCGATGACCTGCCCCGGCGCGCCCATGGCGCCGCTATAGCCTGCCGGGAGCGTCGCATCGGTTTGCACCAGGCATATCTGGTTACCGATGGCCGCGCCGTAGTTTTCGTTGGGGTCGGTCGAGGGGACGCCCTGGAGCCGCTCGGTATAGCGCACCGACTGAGCGATGCGCTTGGCGCTGTCTTCGCTAAAGCCAGGCATAACGGATTAGCTCCAGATTTTTGACATGTTGAATTCGGCGTCAGGTTTAAATCGCAGCCACTCAATGTCATTTTGCCAATTTTGGCGAGTTGTCCCATCCGGGTTAAGGGTCTTAATGTGAAAGCTATTGTTGGTGAGAAACTGGGGATCAATAGATTGCGATGGGTTGAGCTCGTCTTTGATCATGGTGACTTTTAAGGATTCGGGATCCAAAGCCCGCCTGCCCATATTGGCTAGATCGACATCCCAACCCAAATATTTTTTTGTGTACAAATTGACATTTGTTCCAAGTTCCAAGGTGAATTTGCAGGCCCAGAAAAACATGTTGTAGTCAAAAACCGGATTGGCCGAGACATTGACAAGCTTGAGCGTGCGAGCGCCTAACGACCAATTGAGCCTAGGCAGAATCACCGCGCGATCGTTGACCTTGCCGGTATTTTCAAACAGGTACGAAGGAAATATCAGAAAGTTGCGGCCCACCGTAATCTTGACCGAGGGGACCGTGCGCGTCTGGGGCGGCAAAAGCGGATCGCCGACGGTGTTGACAAACATTTTGCCATCAACATCCACCACGCATGGAATGCTTTTGAGATCTCCGGTAACGGTAATGTCCGGAGCTTTCAGCGTAGGATCTTCGACCCGCTCGGCGGGATCGACGCCCGCCTGACTTGATTGCGTTGAGCCCGATTCGTCCCAGCGATTTTTGTAGGTGACGGTACAAACCCAATGCTTGTAACCATCGGAGCTATTGCCTTCGTCCTCGGTCACATCGATATTGGCGACGCGGGCAAAGGGAAAAGTCGGATGCGGCGTACCGATTGGCAGGCCCATAGCCACGCCGATGCCGTGCTCGTCCTTACCCGTGTTGTCGGTGCAATGATAGACCCGGGTATAGGTGTGGATCAGTTGGTCATCGACCGATGCGCGACGACCAGGAGCGAGTTCGAATAGGGTTCCCATGAGAGAGATTTACCCTCACAACAGAATGGCATCGGGCGCGTTTTTATATGCTGGAGAATTTTCGTAGGCACTCAAGATTCTTTCCTGAATGGATTTGGTTGCCTGGGCGATGCGGACATTTTCCTCGGCGGCCATAGCGACACGCTGTTGGAGATCCTGACCTGGACCGGCAACCGAAGCCCTTGTGACGGCCTCGACCAAGGCTGTCGAATCGGAAGTGAGCGCCGAGGAAAGCCTAGATTGTGCCATGCGCTCCATCAGGGGAACAAGCACACTTGCGGCGTTTGCTGCGCTCTGGGCCCGGTCTTTTGGCGGAGCGGCCAAAGGATTGTTCTTAAACATGTTGTTGAGGTTTTCGCGCGCATCCCTGACGATTTTATCAATTCCATCGGCTGCGATTCTTTGCGGTCCATTATCATTGAGGCCCAAAGCTTTAATGGCCTCGTCCCGGCCTCTTTTGACCCAATTGCCCGCAGGAACCTGGATGCCAAGGGCTTGGCCCCCTGGCCTGCCGCCCATCACTCCAGCATCCGGCACAAAAACCTGATTGCGGGGATCGTTTAGCCATTTATCAATTTTGGCTTCGTCTTGTTCATCAAATTTTTGACCCAACCCTGGGATGTTGCGAATCAATTTGACAATGTCAACGAAGCTGTTGTAGATCTCCAAAGAGATTTTTGCGACGCCACCAAAAAGATTGATAGTCAATTCAGCCCCTGCCCTCACACTATTTGCAAGCGCTTGAGGATCTTTCTTAAGGCTTTCCAGCGGACCAAAGATTGCAGCCAAAAGGGCTTTCGCTCCGACCATCATTCCGCGAATGTATTCAACCCAGGAACGAAAATCGAACGCTTTATCGAGCGCCACCATCATATCGGCCAAAAGGTCTTCCCATTGCGAATACAATCGAGCAAAAACGCCAGTAAAACCGGTGTCACTACTGGTCAGAATTGGCATACCGCGCTGCTCGGCAAGGAAGGACTCCCGGCCCATCAGCGCATTCATGGGTGCGGTGAGGACCGACTTGGCGGCGCTGGCGGCCATCGAAGCGATGTTCAAAGCCGCGTTGAGCGGAACGGCCATCGATGCGGCGGATCCGGCCAGAGAGAGCGGGGTGCCGATTGCCGATTTAAGGCTTTGGCCGATTTTCGATCCGACATTCTTGACATCGCCCATCGAGGAGGCGATGCCCGACTTCAGGCCCGAGGAATCGAGACCGAGCGAGACGACCGGATTGGCGATTGATTGCTTAGCCATCGAGAGCCGCCCTCGCTTTCTCGCCTAACAGGCGGGCCTTTTCCTGCCACCGTGCCCGGGGGTCGTACTCGACGCCCCATTTGGGAATCAGTTCAGAGATCTTGATTGTGTCCTTGGACCAGGGGGAAAGCGTCGCGTGACGGCTTAAGGCCGAGAGGCAATCGTCCCGGTAGGGTCCCCAGGGTTCGATGCCCAAAAGGACGAGCCATTCCGAGAACTCGGCGAAGCTCATCCTTTGGCAAAGCTCGGCGACCGTTAGGCCTAAGGTTGCGGCGAGTTGGAAGAGGGCTCGCTGTTCGGGTCGGCTGAATTTTTTTTTGCGGCCTCGACCGCTCCCGAGGTCAACCCGTTGACCTTGAGGACTTCCTGGGCGATCCTCATGCAAACCGGAAGCGGGACCGAATTGAGCGCGGCGATGTCGCCAACGCTTAGGTCCTCGCCGGTAGGCCGACAAAGGGAACCGGCCAGCATGGTCCGCACGGCTTCGGCCTGCGTCGTCGGTTCGCTGATGCGACCAATGCACTCGTACATGGCCGAAAGCTTGCCCAAAGGCCAGCCACGCAAATAGATCGGATCCCGCAAACCCTCGATGACGACGGATACGGGATCGGAAAGTTCAAACATAAACGCCTTTGGCTAGGGGATTAGGTGATGGTGATGTCGTTGACAACAAAGGTGACCGTATACGCCTGGACATCCGAGGAGCCTTGGGTGATTTTTTCCTTCATCACCTTCTGGATGAAGCCGGTGTAGGTGTGGGTTTCGGTCCCTGAACCGCCAATCGGAGCCGGATAAACGACGGCAAGCTCGATTTCCGCCTTGGCGTCGCGCTTGGTCACCATCAGGTTGTATTCGGTCTTAATGTATTTGGCCGTGAAGGTAATGTCCTCGTACTCCTTGATCCCCACAACAGAGTATTTCTGTCCGCGAACGAGCGATCCGTAGGTGATTTTGACCAGGCTTGCGCCACCGCCATCGATGTCAAAGGGGTCATCGATCGCCTCGCCTCCCACGGTAAGCGAGGTAATCAGATGCGGCGAAGCGGCGGGGGCGGATGGCATGGCGAAATCTCCTTGAAATTCAGATACCCAAAATGGACCAAATTACTTGCAAAAGCCGGTTATGGTCATCTGCACCCGGCGATAGCTTTCATCATCGCCATCGGCCAGAAATTCGTTGTCAAACTGAATGCCGGAGTACTGGAGGCGATGAATCTCGGAAGCGCCCTGCACTACTTGTGAGCGGTTGGCCTCGATCACCGCGCGAATCGCCTTGTCGATGGCTTCGCTTTGCGTGCTGGTGCGGGCGATGCCGGTCAGGGTCAGCGTTGCGTAGCCGATCCGGGACAGGCCCGAAGCCGAGGAGAGCGACTGGAACGGCTCGGACGAGACCTGCCACGCCGCGGCGGGGAGCTCGGCCTCCTGGGGGATTTGGTCGGGGTGGATGCCCCCCGGAAGCGCCGCACGCACGGCGGGATCGGCCACAAGCAGCGAACGGACGATACGGGCAAAGGGGATCGACATTAGGCGGCCTTCCGTTTCTTTTCGATTTTGGCAATCGCCTTTTCGGTCTCGATTTTCAGGCGCTCGATGATCACCTCGCCGATCGATCCCTTCGAGGCGGACCAAGCCTGCTCCATGAAATGCTTGCCGGGAACGGTGGTCGACTTTTGCCCGGACGCTTTGAACCGATTGACCTGGGCCAATTTCTTGGCGCTTAGATCGGCTTGCTTGATTTTGTTTTTGCGCATGTAGCGGTCGAGGTCCGAGCCACGCCAGAGCACGCCCTTTTTGACAATTGATTCGTGCTGGCGACCGGTCACCAGCGGGACCCGGGCGTGGGCTTTAAATCCAAACTCAACCAGGTGCGCATAATTCGAAGGGCGCTGCATGATCGTGGATTTGCCACGGCGCACCGATTCCCCGACCGAACGCGACGGACCGACCACCGCGAAGGGCGCACCCTTTTTGGTCACGCCGTTTCGGGACTTGATTGACTTTTTGAGGAGCCCGGTTTTGCCGTAGTTTTTGGCTTGGCCCTTTTTGGTTTTTCCGCCTTTGGGAGCAAGCGTCTTTGCTTTGGCCGCGACGATCTTGGCACCGGCTCCCAACCCGTTGGCCTGAGCCCTGGCAAACTGTTTGTCTTTGATCACGACCGTGGCAAGGCGGTCGATTCCCGCTTTCATCTCGTCATTGAATTTTTGCACATTGGCTTTGATCATGCGCTCACCACGCCGCTTGGACTTTCGAGCCATTCGGTCGCGGCGATGGCCAGCGCTTGCCGGTTTTCGTCGAGATTGCGGACCGAGGAAATCAGGAAATATCGCCCCTCATAAATCATCCGGTGGTTGATCCGGACATCATCACGCCAGCGAATCAGGATGGAATGGGTCTCCAGGCCCTTGAGCTGGCTGCCAAAAAGGCCTTCAGCCACCGAAATAGGCGAAATTTGGGCCCAGATCGTGGCGTAAGTGGTCCAATTTCGGACCGGTTGGCCCAGATCATCGATGAAATCCGAGGGGGCCTGAAGCTCCATGCGCCTTTTGAGGTCGCCGATTTTCATGAATAGGCTCCCCAAATGTATTTGTTGGCGATCGCTTCAAATGCAAAGGGCACCTCACCGCCTCCGGTCGGCCCGACCTGGGCCCGGTTTTCGTACCAATGGGCGCACATGAGGAGAATCGCCTGGTTGATGGAGGCGGGAATCGTGGTCGTGGCGGCGGTATAGGTCACGGTCACCGAGTAGGGGTAGCCATCGGGGTCCGGGAGAGTGACATTGTCTTTGAAATAGACCTGGGGTTTGGTTTCGGATTGGCCAAAAAAGGTCAGATAGTTGGATGCGCTGATCGTCTGAGTGCTGGTCGTGGTGCGCACGGTCACCGAGGTGACACCCGTCACCGGCCCACAGGGGAGGAAGATCTGTTTAGGCAGGGTGTCAAGTTTGTGCGTCAGGGTTTGCTCGCTCAAGATGCGGCGAGTGTGCTTTTCAAAAAGGTCGATCGATCCGTTAAGGATCGTCGTAATTAAGGAGTCCTCATAGGTGTGATCCACCCTGAGGTGGAGTTTGACCTCGGCCAGGGTGGGGAGTGCCATTAGCGGGATTCCTTCTTTTTGGATTTGGGAGTTTCGGGGGTTTCGACCTTGGCCACGGCGGGTGGCTCGGCCTGATGGATTTCAAGGATCCCCGCTTCGAGGAGGGCCGGGATTTCGTTGGTCGCTTCCCAGGCGATAATGTCGCCCGGCTTGTGGACAAAGTTATCGCCCACCATTCCTTGCTTCACCAAAAATAGATCAGCCATTTCAAACCTCGTATAGGAAAGATTTGCAAATCAAAGAATTGGGCCCGCCCGCCATAAAAGGAGAGCGGGCCCAAAAGGGAGCGACGACAGTCAGGATTACGCCTGGGTCAGAAGCTTGATGGCGTTGGTTTGAACGACTTTGGAGTCGCGACGACCGACGGTCAAAAAGCCAGTTTCGTATGCGTCCGCGTAGCGCTCATCAAGGCGGCGGATTTCGAGCGGGCCAGCATCGCGGATATAGAACTGTTCAAAGTCGCCAAAGGCGATGGTCTTGTTGGTCGTGGCGACCGAGCTTGCCATCGAGTTGTTCAAAATGACGGGGAAGCCCATCAAGCGCCGGTCGGTGGGGTCGGCGTAGTTCATCGGGATCAGGTTGCGGCCCAGGGAATCCTGGAGCTTGAGGAGATAATACCAAACGCTCTGGTGCATCGCGAATTTGGCGTTGGGATGGTACGCGGCATCAAGGCTGTTGATGAGGCCGACGACTTCGTTGATGGTGATCGCCGTCGCGGAAGCGGCGGTGACACCAGCGGAAGCGCCAGTTACAAAGCCCTGGGGCTGGCTCGATCCGGTGCCGGTGGCAAATGCCGCCGATTCGGAACGGCCAATCCGGTCACCCATGAGCTGGGCGAGGTAGGCCTGGATGTCGATGCCGGTGTCCCGGAGGAGCTCGTTGGAGGCTTTGATCAGCGTGCGGTAGGTATAGCTGTTAAGCGTTACCTGGCCGAAGGTGACATCGGTCGCCGAGCTGGCCGAGGCTTCGGCCACCAGAGATCCGGTGTTGCTGGTATCGTCCACGGTGGGCAGAGGAAGCGGATTGCCGGTTTCGGTCTGGATCACCCGGGCGTGTTCACGCATCGGGTTGAACAGGGCGCGGCGCATGTTGAGCTCGGCCAAAAACCCTTGCGGGATGGTGTAACCACCCGCAGAACCGGAGCTGGTGTTGTCGCGCTCTTCGATCTGGTAAGCGCTCAATGGAATCGTCAGCGAGCGGCTTTGGAGGTTGAGGCCGGTACGCTCCGCGGCGGCGCGTTGTTCGTTGGTCGCATCGTTGCCCAGGAGGAAACCACGCAGGGCGAGGTTTTTGTCCCGGGTGCGTTGACGATCGTTATAGTCGGAAACATAGCCGGGGGCGGGCATCGCACGGCGAGAGGCGAAGGCGCTGCGGGAGGCCTGGGAGCTGCGTTTCTTTTCCTCTTTCATTTCGGCATCATCGGGCGCGTTGGCGTTGGTTTCCTGCGCGTCATCGATCGCCTTTTGATCCTCTTCGGGATCAGCAGCGACATAGGCTTCGCAGGCGGCGACGCGCTTGTCGAGGTCATCGACCTTGGCCTGGAGCTGGGCGACCAGTTGCGCCTCTTCGGGGCTCCATTCGCGGCTTTCGGCGGTCTTCAAAAGACCAGACCATTGGGACATCAGCGCCGAGCGCTGTTCTTTGAGCTTCTTGATCGTTTCCATGAATGTTCCTTTGGGCTTTAGGCCCGTCGAGTGGCGAAACTAAACAAGCGCTGCGAGCGCTCCACGGCCTGACGGGCTCGGTGGCTTCTGAGGGAACGGAGGGCGGCCTCGGTCCCTTGCGGATATGCGGGATCGGCGACGACGGAAATTTCCATCAGGTCAACATCAAGGAGGGTTCGGACCCGGACGCTTTCGCCCGGCGCGGGCTCGTCCCAGCTTTGCTTTCTGGTGACAAACCCAAAACTCATCTGGGACACATCGCCGCGTTCCATCAGCGTGATCAGGTCGCGGGCGTAACTGGTGTCGGGGAGGTCGAGGCGAAACGAGAGACCAGCGGGAACGGATGCCAGCGAGAGCGACCCGGAGCGGGTCGAGCCGAGAACAAGGGACGAGTCGTGGTTGTAATAGGCGAGGATGTTCAAGCGCTCGGCGAGCGAGCGGGTGAAAGCGTTGGGGTCAATCTGTTCGCGGAAACCGCCCAGGTCGGCGGAAAGGACACCGTAAGGCGCGGCGATCCCGGTGATTTGCCGCGATTGCGGATCGGCCCGGAGTTCGTGGATTAGAATGGTGCGCCGCTCGGTCATAGGTCCTCCTTGGTGGGGAGGTACACAAGCGGAAATCGATTACAGGGATTGCGGACATGGAAATTGTCCGCAACATCTACGATTCGGAGTAGGGGTTGGGATCGTTGGCGGGAATCAGAGGCTTGGGAGATCCGGTAAGCGGGGTCTGGCCAAATTGTGGCGTTGAGGGCGGAAGTTGGGTGCCGCTGGTTTGCTGGCTTATGGTCGCCATATTCAAAGGCTGCATGTAGGTGTCACCGCCTTCGATGGGCGGTTGACCTTCCATGGTGCGCACATCGTTGACCGAGAGCCAACCATTATTGCGACCGATGGCGTAGGTGTTGTAGCGGGTCTGGATGTCGCCACGCAGGAGCCCCTCGACGGAGTGCTCGGCGTAATAGTCGCCATGGGGGAAAAGCTTGGTGGAGATTTCCTGTTCCATGCGGACCAAGTGTGGGCGAAGGGTGTTGACGACAAAATCGATCCCATCCTGTTCGATGTTGGAAAAGGCCGTCGCGCCCTGGACCCGAAGGCGCGATAACGGCAAACCAAACCAACGGGCGATTTCCTCGACGCCGAATTTGCGGCTCTCCAAAAATTGGGCGTCATCGTTGGGGACCGAGACGGTCGAGACTTCCATTCCCTCTTCAAGGATGGCGGTGCGGTGGCTGTTTTCGCCACCGGCGTGAATTGCCTCCCAGCCTTCGCGCAGGCGCTTGCGGGCATCATCGGATAACCGGCCAGGGTGTTTAAGCAGAACGCCGGGGCGAGCGCCACGACCAAAAAATCCTGCGCCATAGCGTTCGAGGCTGATGTTGAGGCCGAGCGATTCGCGGGCCTGACGGATCACGGAGACGCCCACCAGACCATCGAGGGAAAAGCCACGAAAATGGAGGATATCCTGAGGGTCAAAGTCGATGATGTTGCCCATGTAAGGCGTGCAGCGATAAAACAGAAAACCGTTTTGATCACGCCAGGGGACGACCTGGGCGAAGGTCAAAGGCCAGATGTTGATGACCTCGTTGGTCAAGGGGTCGCGCTCGATCTCGGCAAAGCTGTTGCCATGAAGGAGCATCTTGGCCACCAGCGCCACGCGGGCGACGGAGGCGGGAGCCTCGGGGTTGGCTTGGCTGTGAAGGACTCGATAAGCGGGGTGATCGGGAGCCAGAAAGCGCTTTTGCCCATCACGGCGATAGACATGAAGAGGCAAAGTGCCGATGGCCTCGGCAATCACACGCGTGGCGGCGAAGACCGCGGAGATGGCAAGGGCCGAGGATTCGGAGACGGTGACGCCCGTGGAGCTTGGAGCGGTCAAAACCGAGGTCGTAATCGGGCCGACCGGCGACGGTTTTACCTTCCCCATGCGGGTTTCGAGGTCAATGGTGTCGGCGGAATGCACCCATTCGGACATCAAAACACCTCTAATCCCTGAAGCTCGTAGATACTCTCACCATTTACCCCGGTTGCTTCGGCGGTTCGGGCCCGTGCGAAGGCCATAATCGAGGCAACAGCGGCGTCAATTCGCTCGACGGAGCGCTTTTTGGAGGGCTTTTGGTTGCCCGCGGCGTCGAATTCGATCACAACATTATCAATGCACCAGCGCAAAAGCGGATTTCCATCGTGTGAAATCTGCTTTTGGAGGACGGCGGCCTCAAAATCCTTGGTCGGCGGGCTCATCGAGCGGAAGCCCTGACGGAATTCCTTGACGATGTACCCCTGATTTTCGAGTTTTTGCATCAAAAATTCGGCGTTCCAGGGGTCGACGGCGATCTCCCGGATCTTGTAGTCCTCCGAAATCTCGGCGATACGGCGCAAAACCACCTCGTAGTCGATGATTTCGCCCGGGATAATCTCCAGATTGCCGCTTCGCGCAAATTGGTCGTAGCGCATCCGGTTCGTGTCGTTGCGTTTCGCCACCATCGCCGAGGTCGTCCAGGCAAAAGTTTTCAGGTGGATGGCTCCGGCCAGCGGGAAAGCCAGGGTGAAGCTGGTTAGATCGGTGCGGGAGGAGAGGTCAAGCGCGGCGTAGCAAGGCACCTCCTCCAGATTCGTCGGGTGCGCTTCGCAGGAATTCCAGGACTCGGTGGCGATCCAGCGGGCGGCACTTTCCACCCATTGGTTCAGGTGGTATTGGCGGAAGGATTGCTCGCGGGCGGGATTATTTTGCGCGGTTTGGCAGGTGTCTTTCAAATATTCAAGCGTCACGGATTTTCCGAGTCCAGGATTCGCCGCTCGCCAAGCCTCGGGACTTTTCCAGTCGATTTCCCGGGGAGCCTCGTAGATGACGGGCAAAAATGTCGGATCGTTGACGACGCCGTCGCGGACTTGCTTGGCGTAGTTGTAAAGCTCGTAACAGAGCGTCCCCCGGTCGTGACCGGCGGTGCTGATCATGAAAGCGAGCGGCTCGGTCCGTGCGCCCATCGAGGTCACCAGCGACTCGTACAGGTCCCGGTTTTTTTGCGTCAGAAGCTCGTCAAAAATTAAGGTCGAGATGTTGTGGCCGAGATTGCCAGCGGCGTCGGCGGCGATCACCTTATAAACAGCGCCACGGTTTGCCTCGATGTGACGGCGGTAGACCTTGCACTTTTTTGAGAGCTCGGGAGAGTGGAGGACCATCTGCTTCGCGATGTCGAAGGCCAGCGCTGCCTGGTCGGAGTCGCAGGCGGCGGAGAGAATTTCCGCCCCCGGTTCGTGGTCGGCGAAGAGCATGTAAAGGGCGAGCGCCGAGGCCAGCGTGGTTTTGCCGTTTTTGCGACCGAGCATCACCAGCGCTTGGCGGTATTGGCGGCGGCCATCCTTGAGGCGGGTGTCGAGCAGCGGGCGGATGATGTCCCGCATCTGCCAGCGATCAAGCACCAACGGCTGACCACCGAGCGGGCCCTTGGTGTGGGAGAGAAGGGAGCGACAAAAGAGCTCGAAAACAGCAGACGGTTTCATGCGGGGAGTTACCCCGCATGCGAGAAATCAAGGGCTTTGCGACGAGGACAGGATCTGGTAACGAAGCAGATTTCGTTACCAGAATCAGGGCATCAGCTTGAGAATTTTTGCCTGGAGCGGGTCAGCGGCTTTGGTTGCCTGATCCACCTCACGGGCTCCGGTTCGCACCGATTTGCGAGCCCCTGGGGTCAGGTTGAGGACGCGAAGGGAATCGGCGAGGTCACGCTCGGCGGCTCGGCGTTCGCCAATAAACGGGTGGAGCATCTCCTGCCCGTTGCCCCCGGTGATGGTCAGCGCCGGGAGCGCCTTGACCAGCGCGGCCATCTCCTGGACGCGGGCCATGCGGCGAGCGGCCAGAAGAACGGCTTGCAGGTCGCAGGCTTGGGCGTACCCCGTGCGGTTGAGATCGATCACAAGCGACGCCAGGCAGGAATTTTCAGCGGACGACAACAGCGGCGAGGAGCTCGGCAGCGGAGCCCCGTCTGTTTTCGGCGACACGCGGCGACCGCGCTTCATTTGATTGCCCTTTTACCCAGAAATTGCGCACAAAAACACGCGACGGAG